GACGGCTCCCTCACCGGGGCGCTCGGCACGGTCATCCGCAAGGCGATCGACGGCGTCGGCATCGTCGACTCCGACGAGTGGCAGCAGTACACGCTCGCCGCCGAGGCCAGCAACGGGAGCTGATGCTCCCCGCCCGGACGGGACTCGTACCCCCGTCCGGGCACGACCACCAGGCATCCTGACCTGGTGGCATCTGAAAGGAACCACATGGAAACCAGGGACATCGTCGTGATGGAGGTGATGTGCGAGCGCTGCGACGGCGTCGGGTGCGACTACTGCTACGGGGAACCGGAGGAGGTCCGCACTCGCGACGGCAAGCGTCTATGCGAGCACGTCCAGATCATCCGTGACATGGACGGCGGCTGGTTCGATGCCGAGTGCAGCACCCAGGCGTCGGACCGGCTGGAGTTCTCGTGCGACTACGAGGGCATGCCCGGACCACAGAAGTGCGTCATCCACGTGTGCCGCGAGCACCGGGTCATGGCGTTGCACGATCTCGTCACCGAGGACACGGTGCTCGAGACGGAGCGGCACCGCTCCGACGGCTTCCCGGTCATCGGCAAGCCGGTGCCCGAGGTCGAGATGATCGGCTGTCCGAACTGCGCCGTCGAGGACGGCTGGGACAACGTTGATGCGTGGGAGGCGACCTGGGGCGGCCAGCGTCGTGACGATCTCCCCAAGCGGGCGGTGGTGCGAGAGTTCACCGTCTTCCCCGCTGACCCCACGACGGCTTACGAGCTGTCGTGTGGTCACACCGTGCTTTGAGGGTCGCCTTCACTGGGACCCAGTTCGGGATGACGCTGTACCAGCGCTCGAAGCTGGGCACCGTCCTCCTGGGGCTGGGTCGGTTCCAGTTCCACCACGGCGGCGCGGCGGGCGCCGACACGGAGGCGCACGAGATTGCCTACGACGCAGGGTGTCGGGACCTCCACGTCTGGCTGCCAGTCGGCAAGACGTGGCCCCCGATGCAGTACACGACCATCCACCACACCGGCACCGGCGCGCTGCGCCGCAACCACTTCACGATCTACGGAGCGAACCTCCTGATCGCCACGCCCCGCCAGGCCAAAGAGATCAGGCGCAGCGGGACGTGGGCCACAGTGCGTGCAGCGCGCAAGGCCGGGATCGAGACCAAGGTGCTGGTGCCCCAGCCCACCGATGAGGAAGGAACCACATGACAGACGCGACCAAACCGAGCGACTGGTACCTACAAGGGGCTGCCGATGGCGAGGCAGCGGCGATGGCCGTGGAGCTGGACCTCGAGCTCGCCACCAACTACTTGGACAGCAGCGTGGCCCGGGAGGTCATCGCCATGCCGCACCCGATGGACCAGGACCTCTCCAACCTGTTCGGCAAGGTCTACCCACCGCAGGCCCCTCGTGACTACGGGCGGGGGTTCAGCGCAGCATGGGAGGACACGCTCACCGAGCGCTGCGTCGGGCTGGTGAGTCCATGACGGAACTGGCGAACGCCATCGCCACCATGAGGCAGTACGGACCGGCACGCGACCGGCGTGTCGATCACGAGGTCCGGCGCGTCACCATCACCGACGACCAGGCCCTGGCCGTCCTGCAAGCCCTGGCCACGCTGGAGTCGATCATGAACGACGACGCCATCCTCGTGGCCGACTCGACCGGGGACGTGCACTTCACGATCCCCCGGACCGCAGCGGTGCTGCGCGAGTCCGACCTGGCCCGCTTCGTGGACGAGGCCGAGCTGCTGCGGGGCGAGGAGTACGAACCGTCCAACCTGCCCGCCGACACGCCCATTCCCGAGGCCGTCGCCCATGCGTTCGGCCGGGTATCTGTGTGCTGGTTGCCGCCCCCGACCGGGGTGTTCCAGTCCACCGAGGCCATGGCGATCCTCGACGAGCTGCTGGAGTTCCTCCAGGCCAAGTCGGTGGGCCTCTGATGGCGGGGGGCCTCTATAACGTCATCTTCGGGCAGAACCCGGCGGCAGCGGCCCTCCTGTTGCTGGCCGGGTTCCGTCCGCCGCTGCCTGAGTCCCGGTTCCGCGATTACTGGTTGGAACAGCACGGCGACGAGCCGCTGATCCACGTCTACACCCGCATCGGCGGCGGCAACCGTGGCGACCACGAGGAAGCCTGGACATACATGCGGTCACTGCCGACCTATGTCCGGGACGAGGACGACCGCTTCGACAGCACCTACGCCTCGGCCTGGTTCCGCCTCGACTGGACGGTCCTGGAGGACAGCTCGGTCAGCCCCGAAGACATGGCGGTGGCCAAGGCGCTGGTGCTGCGGGCGGTGGTCGACCCGATCGACACGTCGGTGCTGTGGGAGGAAGGCATCGAGGCGATCAGACGGGCGACGGAGCAGTGAGCCTCGACCACCCTGGTCGGCTGACCGACCATCTCTACGCCATGCGGCTGGCCGGGAGTGAGGCACACATGGCGGCGAGCGAGGACGGTGGCCTGAACGGGCCGTTCCGCGACCTGCTGTTCGGAATCAACAGCGTCGTCGACGCCACCCTGGCACTGGTGGAGGCGGAGCTGGAACGGAACGCAAAGCAGCGCTGACCGGGGGGTGCGCTGCCTTGCCACCCGGTCGAGGCCCGTCGCCTCGGCCGGGTACGAACCCCGCAGCGGGCGGGGTGCAAGGAAGGAACCCATGATGAACGCCGGAGTGCTCGGCCTGTTGATCCTGCCCGACGGTGTGGTCACGCGCATCTTCACCGACACCGCCGCAGAGGCGCGCCTGCTCATTGGCGATGAGCTGGACGTGGTGGCCGTCCGCCACCCCTACTTCGAGCCACGCTCCCACGTGCTGTTCGTGGACGACCACGGCATCAGCCGCGGCCTCGGCATCAACTTCAAGGCGTGGGCGCTGTACGGCGGCTCGCCCATCCACGGCGCCGCGCTCCTCGGGCGCGACGACCACGGTCCCATCAGCGAGGAGGTCATCGAACTGCTCACCGACGACAGGTTCCCGCCCGCTCAGCTGCGGGCCCAGATGGATGCGTGGTTGGAGGCCAACCCATGACCTTCGACCCGAACGCGGCGGCGATGCGGTGGTACGTCGCCTACCGGGAGACGCTCACCAACAAGCTCACCGTCGAACAGCCAGCGGACCCGGCGGCCTCGGCCTTCGAGCTCTACAAGCTGCTGGCCGAGGAGATTCACGACCTCGGCGTGCGGCGCCGCTTCGCTTGGCTGTACGCCAACGACGGCAGCGTCGAGGGCATGCCTGACTACTAGCTGACGACTGTCTGTAAATCCGCCAGCGAGGCGTGACCGCATTTCTGCCGCTCGCCAAGCTGCGAGCGGCATTGTCGCCCGACCGCCTCGGGGGGTGTCCGCCCACTCCCTTTGAAGGCGTGTCGGGCCGGACGGCGGGGACTCATCATCCCCGCCGTCCACGACCCCGCCAACCAGGCGGGACGACAGGAGAGGAACCATGACAGAGCAAGAGCTGAACTACCGCAAGGTCTGGGTGGCGACCGTGCCAGCCAAGCCCGAGCTAGCCGAGGCGGGATTCCAGGTGCTCATCGAGCAGTTCGGTGAGTCCCCGCCCACGGTGGCATTCCGACCGACGCCCCAGCACGTGTGGGGCCGACCGCACCAGAGCGAGGAGGCGCCGTCGTGACCATCGAGAGACTGACCGACGAGGACGTCATCCGCTTCGCCCGCGAGTTCTGCATTGGTGAGCAGATGGTCCTCGACCCCACCGACGCCGACTGGAGGATGAGCTCGGCGTTGCTGATGAGCGCGCTGAGCGAGGAGGACTGCCAGACGGTGGGCCTCATCCTCGTGCCCCGCTCGGCGCACATGGCCCAGCCATGGCTGAACGAGCGCGTCCCGGGCTGCGTGGTGCAGATGGTGCTCATCCATGCCGACGACGTGGACCGGCTGAAGGCGAAGGCCGACGAGATGCTGGCCGTGCTGTTCCCCGGCGAGGGCGTCACCATCGAGGCGATCCGCATGGGCGACGACGATGCCTGCCCGGACGACCCGGACGGCCAGCACCACATCGGGTGCGGTTGCGAGGGGGCGCCCTCGTGAGCAGAGCCAGCAGCAGACGGTCGGGCCACCAGCGCCCGGCACCTAGCGACCGACGCATCTACGACTTCGACGCCGAGGAAGACGAGGTCGAAGACGACGTGGTGGACACGGCCGACGACAGCTTCTGGATGCCCGATCCAGAGGACCCCGCGTGAAGGCCGGACAGTGGTCCGGTCTCGCCCCTGCCGTTGACGCCCACCTGGCCCTGTGGTCGCAGAGCGAGCGAGCCAGGGCCTACTGGCGCCCGCTCATCAACGTCAACCAGGGCACGCCCTCGGAGAGCATCCGCGATGTGAAGCGGGCCTTCACCAACGTCCACGTGCAGCGCTGGATCAAGTTCTCGGCGAGCTACGGCCTGCCCGATGACACCGGCAAGCCCGCGGTCGGCCTCGCCTTGCGGTACGGGGCCGAGACGATGGAGGGATCGACCATCATCGGCATCGAGCAGTTCGGCGGCGATGACAAGTCGGTCCTCCAGGGCGCAATCCTGTGTGAGCGCGAGTACCAGATGCTGTCGGGGGCGGTGTCGCACTACGTCAGCGGCGACGTGATGGACCTGGTGACCTCGGCAGCCGAGCTGGCCGAGCCGGAGATGCTGTGGCCCACCGACCTGTTCACACCGTGCGGGTTCGCCGTGTTCGAGAAGCCGCTCATCGTCACCGATCTTCACCCGGAGACGGGGGCGGTGGATGAGCGGCTCCACGTGTGGGTGCGGGCGATGGGGTGGCAGGTCCACCCAGGCATGGGGAGCATGTCCGACAAGACCGTGGGCGACGGCGTGAGCCTGTTCTTCTACACGACGGGCTGGGACTACGAGCACGGCAACATGGCCGACCTGGAGGCAATCGGCATCACCGATCACCTTGACCCGGTGACCGTCGACGAGGGACTGCTGCCGATCGAGGTGATCCCCTGGCGCTTCGGGCGGCCCTGGACCGTGCGGAACGAGGTGGGCTACCGGCCGGGCACGTTGCCCTCGTCGGTGGCCTACCAGCGGCGGTGGTTCCTGGCCTTCATGCGGCTGATGTGGCAGGAGATCGTGGTCCGCCACCGCGACGATCCCAAGCGCGCCACGGTGCGCCAATGGGAGCGGCTGGCGAAGCGCAAGCCGTTGCTCGACTACACGGTGTTGAAGCTTCGGCGCGAGCACGACCCGGTGCATCACGAAACGGGGACGGGCACGCCGCTCGATCATCGGGTGCGGGTGCGCCCGCACTGGCGTCGGGTCCACGTCAAGAGCCTCGGCCCGGCGCGCCTGCCGGACGGCTCGATGAACCCCGAGACGCACCGCCTGGTCTACATCGAGGCCCATTGGCGTGGGCCAGAGGAAGGCCCGATCGGAGCGATGCACTCGGCGACGAGCTTCACCCGATGAGTACGGGGCGGGTGGGAGTCGAATCCCATCCGTCCGCGACCGGGGCACACCAGCTTCGGCAAGGAGAGAGGAACCACATGACCACAGTGGACACTGACGGCGACGGTGCCGTCTTGGAGACGGTCGTAGACCTGGTGCCTTCGTGGCTGTCCTGGGTCTTCAACGACCACTCCGGGGAAACCGCCAACGCAGGTGGCGATCAGGCCACCCGTTCGGAGATCGGGATGGCGCTTCGACAGGCGCAGATCGACTACCGCCGGATGCGCTCCGGCTTCAATGCGATGGCCGCTCAGGTCGAGGCGTTCCGCGGCACTGAGCAGCGGCTGCGGCGCGACCTCGCCATCATCGCCGACGACCTCCGCGAGGAGGCGCTGCGACGTGACTGGTGCAGCGAGTACGGAGACTGGATCGAGGGCGTGAACGCCAAGACGTCGGACCAGTGGCTCCAGCACTGCACGCAGACCGACACCCGGTCCTTCGTCGTGGAGATCACGCTGACGGCGCGCAATGGCTATCTCGAAGATGGCTTCGCCAGCCTCGCCCGCATTCTCAGGAGCGTGGAAGAGACCGAGGGCCTGGACTACGTCGAGGACTTCTCCGTCTCGGTCCGCAACCAGCAGGACTGAGACGACCAGATCGCCGGGGTCGCGCCACCCGCTCGGTGCGGCCCCGGCACTACCGAGGAGGTACTGGATGAATGAGCTCCCCCCCGTTCCAGGGGTTCTTATCGCGGTCGACGGCAGCGTGAGCGTGCTGCCCGACACCGAGTTCTTCACGATGAAGGCCGCGATCGGCGGCTGGCTGGAGGTTGCGCCGAGCGCTTCCTCGATCCTGCTGTGGTGCGACGAGGACGGCAAGGGCAAGGGACTGACGCTCAACTACCGGGCCAACGACCTGTGGTCGATGGTCGACGTGTTCCACTGCATGGAGGCGGGCGACCGCCTCGTCGGGCCGGTCGTCGTGACCGGCGGCGACGATGGGAACGGCGAGACCACCGCCGTCCCTCCCTGGGTGCTCGAACATCTGGGGGTGGTTAGGCAGACATGACCAACCCCCGCCACGACAAGAAGCTCATGTCGGCTGCGGATGCGGCGATCGCGCTGGGCGTGTCCCGGCAACGCATCCATCAGCTGGTCAAGGAACGGAAGCTGACCGGGCTTCGGGACCGCACCTACCTGTTCGTGCCAACGGCTGAAGTCGAGGCGCTGGCGCTGAAGCGAGGAAGCGGCAAAGTGGTCCCGCCTGGGATGCTGACGAAGGATGACGTGGCGGAGAGATTCGGGGTGGCGCCCCGCACAGTGAACGATTGGCACCTCAAAGGCAACCTCCCGGGCGAACTCGCTCCGTCGGGGCTGCTGGTGTTCAAGGAAGAGGACGTGGCCAGGTTCACGCCGCCTCTGCGCGGCAGACCCTCCCACCGATAGCAACCATCGCGGTCCCCCGGTGTCGCCCGCACCGGGGGACCGTCCCATCAGGAGAGGAACCATGTACGACAGAGTCCAGTTGGTCAAAGCCGCAGCGCGGCGAGCGAAGGTGCGGACGAGGGAAGGGAACATCGGCACGCTGGTCTACGCGCCCGGCACCCGGGCCTCGATCAGTGACGAGGAGCGGGACGTGCCCCGGCACGGCGACCGAGAGCAGTGCGGCGTGCGGTTCCCAGAGTTCGACCGGGACACGCTGTTCCCCGTCCCGGTCGAGGACATCGTGGAGATCATCGAGGACGGCGACGATGGCCACCACTGACGACATGATCACGTGTCAGACCATCGGCCATGCCTGGTTCGCGGCCGACGCCGTGCGCCGACCGAAGCTGGGCGGGAACCAGCTGACGCTGCGTTGCGAGCGCTGCGACTGCGTCCGCGAGGACGTGGTGAACGACCGTGGCGGTCAGCTCCTGGGCCGGAGCTACATGCACCCCGACGGCTACCGGGAAGCGGGCCTGGGTTTCGACGACCGAGACAGCAAGCGCTTCTGGCTGGCCAAGCGGGAGCTCGAGGTCAGGCGCCTCGGCGGTGTCGAGCGGCCGGTCAAGGCCCCGGCCAAGCGCGCCCGGAAGAAGGCGTCGTGAGCCGACACCGCGAGCACATCGAGAAGTTGCTCACCGGGGCCGTCGAGAACTTCGAGCGGGACGGCGAGCTATCACCCATGCTCATCATCTGCGGGCCGAGGGATTACCTCGTCGTGCGGATGGCCCCATCCCAGGACCTCGCCCCCGCCTTCGCCGAGACGGCGATGATCCTGGCGTCGTTCCGGCGCGACACCGAACTGGTCGTCAACATCGTTGAGGCGTGGACCCGGGACTACAAGGAGGAGGAGGGCCGGAAGGCGGCGGAGACGATGCGCCACGGCGACATGGCCCGCGCCCACGAAGCGGGCGACCAGAACGTCCACACCTGCCTCGTCGTGCAGGGCGTCGACACGGCCGACGAGAGTCAGGACGTGAGCGTGACCCACACTGTTGACGGGCCGCGGGCGGGCGAGGAACTCTGGATGGAGGGACCGGGGTCCGGCCGGATGCCAGAGATGATGCGGGATGCGATCCGTCTCGCCAAGCAGACAACCCTCCCGCCCAACACCACGCAGGGCGCCATCATCGAGGTCTGCATCAGGCTCGGCCTCATCGAGTTCGCCATCATGCCGGTTCTCTGGGTACCCGACGACGAGGAGGACGCGCCTGCTCCGTGACGTCATCGCTCTGACGCTGGTGGCCCTGTTGGTCGTGGCGGTCGCATGGATGCTGCGATCGACAGGGGTGCCCGACGTTCGCAAGGTTGTGCCCGATCCCACCACGACCGACCTCGTTCACCGCGCCCTCGCACCGGGGGCGGCGGGAGCGAGGGCGCGACGCGCGCCGCACCACGACGACAGCTTCACGGTGGCGATGCCTGTCGGGGTGTTCAACGCCGTGCGGGGTGGGCAGGACGTCATCGACCAGGGTCTGGTCTCCTTCACCGGCGAACCGTGCGCTCACCTACACCTGGCGGCCCACCGCTCCACCCACGGCTCGCCCTTCGCCCGCATCCCCGAGCTACACGCTGGGGACCGGCTGGAGGTTTGGTCGCCCTCGGTGGCCTGCGCCTACGAGATCATCAGGGTCGAAGCGGTCACGTCCAACATCGAGCCGCCGTTCGGTGACCTGATGGTGCAGACCTCGCTGCCGGGCGGGTTCTTCCTCGCCTTCGGCCAGCTGGTCTAGCCCTTCTTGCGCTGCCGGGGGCCGCGCTTGGTGATGCGGTTGCCGATCCGCAGCGTCTCGGCGTCGGTGGCGGCGCGGGCGGCGCGCCTCGCCTCCTCCTTGGGGTCGCCGCAGCACACCTTCATGCCCTGCTTGGCGTAGACGACGCACGTGTAGCGCCAGGGGTTCGCTCCTGAGGGGTGCAGCGGACTCACGCCGTGGGTCACCGACTGGCCGTCGAAGATGATGATGCTGCCGTGGCTGATGGTGAACCAGGCGTCGTAGTCCGCCAAGTGCAGCAGCCCGCCCTCGATGTTGCGTCGAGCGCCGAGCATGGCTGACCACGACATCGGAATGTTCGCCTTGTCGGTGTGGTAGGGCAGCGAGGCCGTCTTGTTGATGATCCCGCTCGACCACGGCGTCCCGGCGATGAGCCAGGCGCTGGGGATCGCCTTGCGGACCTGATCGGCGGTGGTGGCGTACACGTCCTCGGCGTAGGTCCGCATGGCGCGCTCGGCCACCCGGCAGAACTCCGCCAGGTGTTCGGCGGCGGCGGGGTGCTGGGCGTTGAACTGCGAGCGCGAGCAGCCGTAGCGGCGACGCATGGGCACCGGGGGCTGGTAGCCGAACGTCCGGCTGGCCGCCGAGATGCCGCTGAGGCGCGCCGCGGTCGACGGGCTTCGCATGAACGGCGCCGAGTCGAAGTCGACCTGACGCAGGTCGGCGGCGAGGTTGGTGGCGATGTCGTGGGCGCACGTGACGTAGACCCCGACGACCTGCTTGGAGGCAGCGTCCACGATGGCGACGTCGCGGTCGAAGATGAGCGCTCCCTCGGGCGGGTCAGGGGCGTGGGCGTTGATCTGGTGCTGGCCGCACTCCGGGCAGGGGTGCTTGGGACGGTGCGGGATCATCGCTCCGCACGTCGCCAGTGTCCCGGCCCACCGCTCGCTGGTGTCGACGGCGTAGGTACACGGCGTCATCGGCACGCCGCGCTTCAACGTGACCCGCTCGATGGACGATTGCAGGCGCTGCATCAGACGCTGAACCTCCGCATCATGTCCAGTTCGTGCTCGACGGCGCCGAGCGTCTCCCAGCCACGCTGCGACAGATGGCTGTAGATCACGTGCTCGACGACCTCATCGCCGTCTTGCATCCTGCGGCCCCGCAGCCGGAACGTGGCGTCGTTGCTGTCCACCGAGATGATGACGAGGTCGCGGGCGCGCGGGTTGCGAGGCGGGTCCTGCTCGCGGCACCACTCCAGCGCGTGCTGGTATTGGGCGACGATGAGGAAGGTCGTCACGCCGGTTCCTCGCGGGGGATAGGGCGCCAGTGGGATGAGTCCCCGACGTTGAAGTCGAAGTGGTCGTCGCACAGGTAGAGGTCGCCACCCTCGCCGATGAAGGCCCACTCGGCGTCGTTGGGGCACACCGTCACGTCGCAGGGGATCATGGCTCAACGTCGACTTCCTCCAGCGCCTTGGTCAGCAGGATCTTCACGACCTCGGCGTTGGTGTCCACGAACAGAGCCTGGCGCATGTGCGTGAAAGCCGTCGCCACGACCTCGTACTCCTCACCGGCGTAGGGGAGGATGATCGAGCGAATGTCCAGGTCGTTGTACTCGTCCAGGCGCTCGCCGGGGATGAGGCCCTGACGGATGCCGCCGGTCACGTTGTCTCCGCCCACGCCTTGCAGCAGAAGCTCGAAGGCGCTGCGGTCGTAGCCGGTGCCGTCGAGAGAGTCCTTGGCGACCAGCTCCTCGAGCAGCTTGAACAACTGCTCGTCGTCGTAGAAAGCGAGGTCGCTGGTGCGGTTGTCAGCGAGCGCCAGACGGGTGGCCGACACGTCGTCCACGTCCACGAACAGCGCCGGTATCTCGACGGCGCCCAACTCCTGCATGGCCTGCATCCGGTGGTTCCCGGCGATGACGTACTTGGTCGAGCGCTGAACCACGACGGGCTGGTAGTAGCCGTTCTTGCGGATGGACTCCTTCAACGCCGACAGGTCGCCGCTGCGAGGGTTGTCCGGCCAGGGGATCAGCATGTCGATGGGGACCATCAGACCGTGGAGCGATTCATGGATTCGGACTGCCATCAGACCCGCTCCTTCACCCGTAGCCGCATGATGATCTTCTGCACGCTGTTCTCGGTGACCACCGGGCCACCTACGGACAGACTGGCCTTGGTCATGCGCTCGGCCAACTCGCGCTGGGTCATGCCCGCCCGGTAGAGGGCGCGGATGGCCTCTCGGCGCTCGTCCTCAGCGAGCAACCCGGCGGTGACGCGCCGCTGGGACGAGTCGAGGACGCGCTCCTCCTCTGGCATCGGCTCGTAGATCATCAGCGGCTCCAACCTGTGTTCGCCAGGTTGGCGAGGGCCTTCTCCCCCGCCAGCGTCAGGCGCCACACGATGGATTCGTCGTCGGAGCCGACGTTGTGACGGCGCAGGCCGGTGTCAGAGATGTAACCGGCGGCGCGCAGGTCGCTCATGCGCCGTCGACAGCCCTCCAGTCGCGAGGGCGTGGCGGAGGACCCCATGACGCGCAGCGCCGCCTGCTGGTCGGTGAGGTTCTGGGAGGCAATGACCATCAGGAGCTTCGCCTGACGGCTGTGGGCCGAGAAGCGGGATAGGTCAGCCGAGCGAGGCCCGGCTTCGTGGCTGGTTTCGGGGTCGGTGACGCGCGCTGGCGCGCTGGCGACGACGGACAGGGGCTGGTGGTAGCCAAGCTCGATGCGAACGGCGTCATAGCCGTAGCGCTGCACGAGGTCGGCCACGGAGGCGACGAGCGGGTCCCCCTCGGGGAACATCTCGTCACCGGCGGTCGGGCCGTTAGCCATCCCCTAAGTATAGCCCGTCGCGCGGCGGCCGTCGAATGGCGGGTAGGTGCGGAT